ATAATGGTGCTACAATTACTGTTAATGCAATAAAAGCTATGACTAACGCACCTGTAAAATAATAGTTCATACTGGCACACTCCATATTATTTATCTCCCGTTAATGTACTACGCATAATTAAAAAATTTTTAAAATCTTTTTCCATTTCATTTATTTTTTGTTCCATTGTTTTAAGTTTATCATTGGTAACAATAGTATTACCCTTGTTAGTTTCAATGTTTAACAATAAATGGCTTTGATTTTCTTGTATTCTAGCAATGTATCCGATTTGATTTTTTAAATCTGTTTTTTGTATTTTTTCAATTGCTGCTTGATTTTGATTAATAGTCTCTGTCAGACTTACGATATATCTAACACCTGTAAAAGTTCCGACTATAACAGACGCTACAACCGGAACCATTACTACATTTTTTTTTAATATATCTAGTATATTCATTACACATTACTTAGTTATGTAAGCTATAACAAGAATGACAAATACAAGACATTCAATCTTGTGGTCTGACCAGTAATGCATAGCTTTACTTTTCATTTTTTTAATCATTTTTTTTCTCCTCGATTTCATAGAAGAACTTGTCGGTGTCTTCAGTACGCCAAGCCCTGCTATCTTCTACATTCCATTCAGAAGTCTGCACTTTCCAGTCAGGAGTACTATCTTTCACTGTGAAAGAAGGTAAGTCCCATATACATCTGTTGTTAGGTTGTGCTGCAAAATTACCGTCATCTAAGGCAATTATGTGAGCGCACTTATGTTCGTGCGGAATCTCTGAATGATCAGTGTCTAGTATGTTACTATCTGGATGTGCAAAGTCAACAGTAAATAAGTATTTACCTGGGTGCCATTTTTTATCTTTTCCAATATACTTACCGGCTTGTCCGTCTAAAATATCCCAACGATGGACAGAAGGATAATAAGAAAAACAATTCCAGAGCTGAAGTTCATCAAGTCGTCTTGTGGGCACTCCGGATGGTTCAAATCCCTTTTGAATAAACGCGCTAATTGGTAAGCGATAAAATATTGCACCGTTTTCCATAATAGCATGAAATAATACAGCCCTTCCTGTAAGAGCGCTAATACCAAAGATAATACAGTCTTCAACTTCTCCATGATTTTTTTTAAGGTCATATAAATACTCTCTTCTTATTTGTGCATAGGTTGCTGGTATGTTTGCATTTAAATAAGCCATAGATCATTTTATTTTACCCCAATTTGGACCAGATTCATAGTCCACTTTGTTAGGTACGTCTAATTGCACAGCATTTTCCATAATTTCTTTTATTTTTTCTGCGTTATTACTTACGGATATGTCAAGTTCGTCATGTACTTGTATGTGCGGTATAATTCCTTCTTTATATAAATCAACCATAGCTTTCTTTGTCATGTCTGCAGCTGATCCTTGTATCAACTTGTTCAATGCCTTATATGTATAAGCTCTCTTGATCCCTGGTCCGTGTTCCGCGAGCGCTTCTTCGTGAGGTAATGCTTTATGTATCCCGAACTGGTTGGGCTCCCATAAATTAAATCTACATCTACGTCCTAGTAAAGTTCTAACTCGACCTCTGTCCTGGGCTCTACGCATTACACTTTCCATTAACATCTTAACAAATGGTACTTTGTCATGATACGTTCTAAACAAATCATCAGCGTTTTCTTTAGATACACCTAGCTCTGCTTGTAATTTATTTTTACCCATACCATAAAACAAACCAAGGTTAATTGTCTTAGCTTGACTTCTTGGAATGTTAGCCATGTCTGCTACGATCTTATGAAAGTCTGTGTCAGGCTCATCATTGTATGCATCAAGAACTTCATCTACACGATAGAGTCCATCAAGTGATGCATAATGTGTAACCAATCTTGGTTCTTGTTGTGAATAGTCAAAGCAACCCCAAGTGTGTCCTTCTTCAGGAATAAATAAACTTCTGATCATTGGTCCAAGTTCCTTGTTCCGTGCAGGAATCTGCTGTAAGTTTGGATTGTTGTATGAAAACCTACCGGTTACTGTACCACCTTGATCAGATCTTATCTGATTGATCTCTGCATGAATACGTCCTTTATGTGAATGCTTTAATATGGTATCAATAAAAGTTGTATGAGATTTGTTAATCTCTCGTGCACGTGCAATTTGTTGAACCACTGGATGTGAATGGTTCTGTAAAAAATTTTTAGTAAAAGAAGGAGCAGATGTTTTCGCAGTTACGTCATAAGGTAAATTTAATTTTTCAAAAACTTTGGCAATCGATCTTGCAGCCCATATTTGAATGTCTATTCCTGTTTCCTTTTTTACTTTTAACAGTGATGATTGCTCTTCTGCAACTAATTGCTTCTTCAACTGGTTGGCTTGTTGGACGTCTACACGGACACCTAAGAATCGCATATCGACAAGGCAGGGAAAAAGTTGAGTCTCGAGATCGAAGATAGATTGTACATCTTCATGTTCAATTTGTTTTTTCATTTCTTGCCATAGTTTAAGAGTTAATACTGCATCTTGTTCAGCATACTCACCAACATACATTGCAGGCAGTTTATACATCTCAGACTTAGGATCTATGCCCCAATGCGCTGCAGTTTCCTTTAATACAGCCTCATTCTTGCCTATTCCAACGTAATCACGACCCAAACTACCTAAATCGTATCGAAAGCGATTTTCGTCCACGAGAGAGCCAGCAATCATGGTATCTACTATCTTACCCTCTATTTTAAGGCCCATAGACCTAATCCAACATACATCATACATTGCATTGTGAAATATCTTAATTGCAGGTGTTTTTAGTACATCTGTAAACCACTTTAGAACCATATTCTTATCCATGTTACCACCACCTTCGTGTGCAATAGGATAATATCCGGACCAACCTTCTACAGCTACAGCAATTCCTACAACTGCACCATTTCCAATGATAGAACCTGAACCTGTTGATTTTAAATCTGGGTCTTTAGTTTCTAAGTCAATAGCAATCTCGTCATGCTTTGATAAATCTGGAAAAGACTCTGGTGGAATCCACTCAGTTTGAGGTTTAAATATAGGTTTCACGAATAGTCTCTTTCTAAAATCATTTCTAAATAATGTATTGCTTTATTAATGTCTTCTTCTTTCCCCTTTGACTGATGTCGACATATATATTTTATAGCATTGCCTTCTGCAAAAAGCAATTTGTTTTCGTTTATAAACTCTGCCGGTTGAATTTTCATCGAGCGATAATGTTTTCCACCTATCTGGTCTTCTAAAGAATTGTATGTTGTTCCTTTAAATATATCTTTGTTTGTCATAGATTATAAGCCTTCTTTGTTTGTGGTTCGATTATATATAAGTTCTTCTCTGTTCTTGTACAGGCAACATAAAACAATCTATGTGTATCATCTGGATTTCTGTCATAATCAATAAATGCTGCACCCGCCAAGTCTGTTATTACAACTACATTTTCTCTTTCATTACCCTTAACGCCATGTATAGTTGATATACTAATTCTAGGATTCTTATCTAAATCTTCTCCTGACTTAATTAATTTTTTTATTTTATATATATCCTCATCTCCTACTTCATCTAAAGCTTCATCCCATTCAGCTTCTGTTTTAAGACCATACTTTTCTTTCAACGTATCTATATCATAGAAACCATCTTTAATTATTGTTTTGAATAACTTAGGATCCCAATTATTCTTAGTCATCTTTGCAACAATTTTTTTAATGTCATTGTAGTGAAGAGGTACACCTTTTTTTAAATCATTCCATTTTTGTATAATCTCATAAATATTTTTTACTCTCGGCACTGCATGTCTTCGCTGCCAATATAATTCTTTTTCATCTAATATATTTCCAATACCTGCTAACATGTAATTAGCTTGTGCCAATACCAACCATCTACCTGTTGAAAAATCTACTTCATGAAGATTACTACAATACTCTACAGATCCCTCTTCTTTTTTTGGTAACCATTCTTTGTCAACCCTATTTTTTACTTTTTTAATTATCTTGTTTGCTAGTGCAAAAGGTTTTTGTGGGACCCTTTGTGATTGATCTAATACAGTTTTTTTACCTTCCAAATTTATAAATGTGCTAACATGTGCACCATTCCATCTGTATATTGCTTGGTCATCATCACCTGCTATATATGAATCTTGTGCCTTCTCCTCTATTTTCTTAACTAATCTCCATTGTACCAAACTTAAATCTTGTGCTTCGTCTACAAATGCAACTCTTAAACTTGGTGCTTCACCACTTGCTATAAATTTATCCAACATGTCTGGAAAATCTATTAAACCATTTTGTTCTTTGTAGTTTTCCAACTCTTCAACTATAATTTCTAATTTACTTAATTGTATTTTATAATTGTTATTTAAATGATAAAATTTTATTGGATCTAATTCTTTTGATCGTGCTAAATTTATTAACTGTATGTATGGATCTGGAGAATAAAATACACCCTCGTAGTCTTCATCTTGTCTTGCACCTTCTAGTTCTATCTGCATCTTTTCTGATAGTTCTTTGTAGTGCTTTGATTGCATCACCTGGTTTCTATTTATTCCTAGTTGATTAAAACAAAATGAATGTAGGGTTTGAAAGTATGGTACATCGTTATAAGATAATTTAAATTTATCTACTGCTCTTTGTTTACCTTCTTGTGCAGCATTCTTACTAAATGTAAAATAACCGATCTTATCCGGTGGTGTATTAGCTAAAATTTTTCTATGTGTCCTAGTAGTGTGTGTGTTTACCTGTACCTGGTGGTCCGTATATTACATGTTTCATTAGTAGTTATCCTTTTTAAATGTTTTTGGTTTATATGTTTCTGTTTTCTTATCGAATCTAGCTACAACAAATACGGATAGTTTTGTTTTACCTACACGTTTAGTTGTACAGTTTAGATCATCTTTTAACATCTGTGATGTTCTTTGATATGGAACTCTCCAATGTTTTCTTGATAAATAATTATTAAAGAAGTTATCAAATACAAAGTGATGAAATCCATCTTTTGTATAAGTACCACCATTACGTAAATCTTCGTAGTCGTCTTTTTGTATTCTGTTTACACAATAATCTTCTAGGTAATTATTTAAAATATCTTTTGTACTTGTACCTTCTGCAGGTTCTGTGATTTCTGCATTAGTTAATAATGCAGTTGTAACTTTTTTCCAATCACCAACTTTTACTGTTGGTGGATTTATTCTTAATTGTTTAATACATTCTTCTTGAAATAAAACTTGATTAGCTAAATGTTTTGCTGAG